CGGAATTAGCGGTGAGCAATACGATGCTTGGGGTGCAGATGACAATTACGTTTATACAATTATAGCAGAGGATTTAAACCTTACGATTGTAGAACCATCTGAGGAGGCATCAGCATGAATTTAGAATTAAAGAGATTTAGTTCACAAAATGATTCTACTTTAGGATTACTTTTTGTTGATGGTGAATTTGAATGCTTTGTGTTAGAGGATGAATACAGAGATGTAAAAGTTAAAGGTGAAACAAGAATACCTTGTGGCTCTTATGACATCAAAAAACGTGAAGTACTAAGTGGATTAACCAAAAAGTATAGGGCAAAATTTGATTGGTTTGATTATCATTTTGAAATACAAGACGTAAAAAACTTTAACTATGTATATTTGCATATAGGAAATGACACATCTAACACCGATGGTTGTCTGCTCCTAAATAATGGTATAAAATCTAATGCACATGGGTTAAGCCAAAAGAATAACGGCACAGATAGCACATCAGCATTTAAGAGATTATACCAAAAGATGAGTAAAAATGAATGTATAACAATTAATATAACAGACAATGTTTGAAAACAAAACAATCACATTTAAGGAGGCAGAGGATTATCACAAAGGTTTAATGATTTTAACTAGTGCGGTAGAAGCCTCAGAAAAAGGAGTAGGTTTAGATTTAACCTACAAACTAATACAAGGATTAAAAAAGATTGAGGAGCAAGTTGAATCAATCAATAAGGCTAGGACTAAATTATACGAGGTTTACGGCACTTTAGATGATAAAGGTGTACTTACACCACATAAAGGAAAAGAAGAGATTCTAGAGCCTCTAAATAAGGATATTGAAGAGTTCTTAGCTAAAGAAGATGAATTTAGTTTAATTAAGGATAAAATTAAAGTAGAGGATATAAAACATCTCATATTAAAGCCAAGTTTCTTGCTTTTATGGGACAAATATCTTGAAGGATTAGAAGAATATGAATGATACTAGTAAGAATGTAAGAGCGTATATATATGGGTTACTAGATGGTAATGTAACACATGATGCTAGTGCCGTTCCGGTAGTGGCTAAACCAACCGATCTTACTGATTATCCTTACATAGTAGTTCAATCATCTAATTTTGCTGATGATAGTTTAAAAGATAGGTTTTATGGTGTGCATGAAGTAGAGATACAAGTTCACACCAAATTTCCACTAAATTTCGGAGGGCAAGATGATTGTGATGATATATCAAATTCAATATTAAATTTAATTAGAACTCGTAATGCTACTTCTAATTTCGGTAACGATACAATGTTTGTATTTAAGCAAACTACACAAAGGTATTTAAATGATGATGATGGGCAATTTGATTATTACACCAAATCATTATTCTTTGATGCAGATGTTATAAGCAATAGTTAATGAATGGAAGTAGCTTACTCTTATATATTGATAACGATAAACTTTTATATTCAAAATCTCACAGTTTTTCGTTTAGTGGAGACACGGTTGACATCTCTACCAAGTTATCAGACATATCTGCAATTGAGGAAAGTTACTTTTGGGAATCTGCAAACTTCAATTGGGAACAACTTGATGAAACTTGGGAAGGTATAGTTAGAAGTCAATCAGTTACCGGTTGGAGTGAAAGTATGCCTAGTTTTCGTTCAGCAAACTTTTCTTCTGAAGGATTATATGTTGTAGATGGAATAACTCAAACGTGGGACACAACAGATTATTATTGGGAGTTGTTTAATGTAGATTGGGAAGATGGTGCAATTGAACCAAATCCAACAACTACTTTAGATAATTTAGTTATTACCGGTGAAGAAGTTAAATTTGAAATATTAGATAGTAATTTAAATTCTGTATTTGTTGGTAGATGCTATGTAGCTAATTATGAATTGGTGGCTGATAATGAAGGATCAATGTTTTATAACGCTGATTTTAGCGTAACAAGTGGGGTAGCATAATTATATATATTTTTTTATTTATCTTTGAGTTAAAATTAACAATATGGCTGCAATTAACGGAACTTCATTAACACTTTATATACCTCAAACAGTAGGCGCAACTACATCATGGGTAGCAGTAGGATTATCAAAATCTGCTAGTTTATCTATTTCTGCCGATACTCCGGATATTTCTACTAAAGACAGTAGTGCTTGGACGGAAGTAATGGCGGGTATGAAGAGTTTTAGTATAGATTTTGAGGCATTATTAGATTTAGGAGATGATGCTAGTGCAAATGGATTTGTACCTTTATATACTTATTTTACTGCAAGGACAACAATAAAGGTTGCATTTGGTAAAGATGGTGGATATTGGTATGGAGATGCTATTATATCTTCATTGGAAGAAAGTGCTGAAGCAGAGCAACCGGTAAGTTTTAGTGGTTCTTTAACGGGAACGGGTGCTTTAACTTATGATTCCGGTAATGTAACTTATCCTTAATGATAAATTAAACAATTAAATTTCATGGCAAAAAACAAACACAGAGGTACTTGTATTATAGATATAGGTAGCAAAAAAAGAGGATTAATATTTAATATGAATACCTATGCAATATTTTGTGAGGGTATGGATATTGAATTAGCTGAAATGGATGAGGCATTTGGTGGAAAAAAACAAGCTAAAGCAATATGTTGGTTAATGTATTCCGGATGTGTAGCTTATGATGAAAAGAATAGTAAAACTATTGATTATGATATTCATGATTTTTACGATTGGGTTATGGACATATCTAGTGAGGATACAGAAAAAGTAATGCAAACAATGGTTGGCTCTAAAACTTTAGATAATGATTCTAATAATGGTATGGCAAGAAATGTTATTGAATCAACTAAAGATGATGTAAAAAAAAATTAACTACATTCGATGACATATTAGATCAAGGAATAGGAACGTTGGGTTTATCACCTGACGTTTTTTGGTTATTGACATGGGCAGATTTTATTAGGTTACTAGAGGCACACATACACAACCACAATCAACATTGGGATAGGACAAGATATCAATCTACAATGATAGCTAATTGTGCTATGGGTAGAAAGAAAACAATTGCTCCAAAAGATTTGTTTAGGTTACCACATGATTCTAATGGTAAGAAAAAAACACCATTACCCACAAAAGAAGAAGTTGATAAAATCAAAAATAGGGCAATTAAATTACCTATTTAATATTAATTAAATTTGCTACATGGCTGAAGAAAAATTAACGCTAAAAGCGGTTCTAGAATCATCTCAATTTACAAAAGGAGCAAAAAAAGTAAACACCGCATTAAAAGGTATAGGTAAAGCAGCATCTGCACTTGGAGTTACAATGTCAGTTGCTATGGCAGTAAGAGGCATAAAAGCTATGACAGATATGGCGGGCGAGGCTGAAAAAACTGATTTAAGATTTAAGAGAGTTTTTTCTTCTATGCAATCAGATTCTTCAATGTTTGCAAAAACATTATCTGATGATTTAGGTAGAGTAAAAACAGATATTCAATCGGGAATGGTTTCATTTCAAGCATTTTTTCAAGGATTGGGTTTTGGAGGTAAAGAAGCTGCAAATTATTCTCAAGAAATGCAAGCCTTGTCTTTAGATTTAGCATCATTTTTTCAATTACAAGATTCAAATGCACAAAGAAGATTTTTAGCAGCATTGGCGGGTTCTCCGGAAGTTCTTGATCAATTTGGTATAAACTTAAAAGAGGCTGCTTTACAAGAAGAATTATTTAATATGGGCTTAGACACATCTGTTCAAAAAACGAATGAGATGACAAAAACTACCGCCCGTTTATCTATTATAATGAGAGCAATGACAGACAATGGTATTGTTGGTGATGCAAAAAGAACAATTAACACCTATGCTACTACTGTAACAAGAACAGAAGCCTCATTAAAAGATTTAGCAATATCTATTGGAGATAAATTTATACCCATAGCCAAAATAATGTTAAATATTGTTATTGATTTAGCAGATGAAATGGAAAGATTTTTTAACTCTTCAGAAAAAGAAATAAAACTAAACAAAGAGCAAAAAAAAGAATTTAATGCCATTGCCCAATCATTGTTACAATATGCTAGAGGAACAGAACAACATAAAATACAATTAGAAAGATTACTTCAATTATACCCTAACTTTTTAAGAACACTAAAGGGAACGAATTTTTCTATGAAGGATTTGGAGAAAAGAGTCCAAGATTTAAATGATGCATTTGATTTACATGAAAAAATTGAAAAAAATAATGATGAACTTTTTATAACAAAAAAACGCGTTAAAGAATTAACGGAAAATATAGGACTTTTAACTTCAAGTAATAACGCCCAAATTACTGCTGCCGGAGATAATCAAGCATTAGTAGGCATGTTAGAACAATCATATCTAGAGTTAACAAATGGTATTGGTGAAAATATAGGAATGTTAGCAGAATTAGATAATGCTAAAAAAAGAGAAGCTGATTTAACTGTAGAACAAACAAGATTAAATAATGAACTAGGAGAATCATATAGAACAATAAAAGGCGAAGCACCTAAAGGCGTACAAAAAGCAGAAGAAAAAGAAAGGCCTCAAATCGCATTGGCAGTAGAACTTGATTCTATATCAATTGCCGATAAGGTATCGGAATTATTAATTAAAATACCCGACAAAATAGCACCTATAACACTTCTTTGGAAAGATTATTTCAGTCTTGGTGGAATTGAGTTTGTAACAGATGGAATACTTAAAAATAGTAAATTAATTCATAAAACTTTTCTTGATCTTGAAAAGACAATGGGAAATGCTCTTGAAGGGTTTGCTAGTAGCATGGGATCAGCGTTTGGAGGTGCTATACAAACCGCATTAAGTGGGGGAAAGGATTTAGGTACTGCAATTAGATTAGCAACAAAAGCTGCACTAGGAGGTATGGCTGCTGATCTTGCAGCAAATGCAATGTATTTTGGTATTCTTGCATTAGGATATAAAGCGGGTATAGCAGCTACGGGTGGTGCCACGGGCAAGAGTGCCCAAAGTGCAGCAAAAGCTGCCGGAATATTTGCAGCCGGTGCAGCTACACTAGGCATTGTAAGTTCTGCTATTAGTGGAAGAGGAGGATCATCTGACGTATCATCTAAAGGTACGGGAGGAAACGCAAATGACGGAAAAGGTGTTGGTGGATTTAAGGACATGATGAATGCAATACAAGGAGAGCAAGTTTTTAGATTAGCCGGTAATGATTTAGTTACGGCAATCAATAGAACAAATACATTTCAAGGAGCAATAGGAGGATAAAATATGGCTATGTATCAAAAAAAATACACATTAGAGTTTGATGACATTATTCAAGGAGAATTTAATGATTATAAACTTGAAATATTTAAAAAATATGAAATAGATACTTTAGATACTTCTAATAATGTTTATGTTAGTGCTTATAATGCTGCTCAAGGATTGCTTTATAAAGGTACTCCCGTTTATATTCAATCGGGAATAATATACAGATCAAAAGCAAATGATCCGACATCAATGCCCGCTCAAGGTGTAATATACGCTGATATGCCTCAAAGTTCGGGTGGAAATGTGTTGATTAGTGGTATGATGGATTATGGAACATCTTATGGAGATCAAGATGTTTGGGTTGGTTCTACGGGGGGATTGGTTCTTACAGAACCTACATCGGGTGTAGTTCAAAAAATAGGATATAAATCGGGTACGGGTTCGGGTTCTTTTCTTGTTCTGCTTGATAATTTAGTAACATTAAAAGGCAATAACAGTCCTATACAATTAACTTACAACTCAACTCAAGATGATTTACTTTCGCCTTTTAGATCAAGTTATTTAGATATTTCTTTTTATAAAGAAAGTTTATCTGATGATTATACCGAATTATTTGCTGCTGAAGATGATGCATTTAAAGTATATTTATTAAAAAACAATGAATTATTTTGGAGGGGTTGGATTGGCTCTCAATTATTTTCTGAACCATTTCAATCCCCACCATACTTAATAAATTTAAGGGCGTATGATGGATTGCATTTATTAAAAAATAAATTATATTTTGACAATATAGACGTTTTTCAAGCACAATCAAATACGCTTAATGATAGATATGGATATCATAATATTACAGATATAGTTGAAAAATGCATATACAATACGGGTGTTATTGGTGATAGTATATATTTAGATTCTGATCTTTATTATTACATAAATATTACAAACGGAAGTAATTTTGCATCACAATTTACTTACAGAACAAGAATACACCATCAAACATTTTTAAAAGGTGAATCCAATTCAATGAATATGGAAGAAGTATTAAAAATAATTTTAGAAGCATTAGGGTGTATTATATATCAGAGAGATGGAGATTGGTGTATTATGCGAATATCTGATTTAACATTAAATGCATCATCTAATTGTGTTAAAAGAAGTAATTGGAGATATGATAGTTCTACTTTAATAAATTATGTAACCACAACAACTGTACCTCAAGGGTTAACAAGAATGACTAAAAATACTAATTTTTTAAAAGTTGAAGGAAAGGGTTCTTTTACAATGCAATATCCATTAAAAGAGGTTATTATAGAGCAAGAGTTTGATCATAATATGATCACAAAAACAACCATTGATTCTGTAAGAGATTTAGGGGCATCTGATCCAAGTGGTATTTATTTGTTTGATGAGTGGGAGCCAAGTGGCGCAAATGTTCAAGAAGCCGTAGTTTTAAGATCGCAACAAGTATTAAGTGAACAAACAGACATAGCTAAATCTTTTATAGAAGTAGATTTAAATCCATCGGGAGTTGTTATGGATTATTGTGACTCACACTTATATTATCCCCAATCTCACGATTGTAAAATAGATTCATCTCATATAAAAGGATTAAAAGCATTTGCTAAAATACGTCCTATAGGTAGAAATTTAGTTCAAAAAGAGGCAGCAGATATAATGTTTAGTCCAAAATTAAAATACGCAGTAAGCGGTTCTATAAAAGAATACGGTTTTGGAAGATCAGAGTATTATCAAAGTTCAATGATCGATAAAAGAATACTGAGAATGAATTTAGAGGGAATGCCACCGGTTAATGGTGGTACGGGACGGCCGGATGGGCAAACTTTAAAGAAAAATTTACTTATTTTAACTTTTGCTCCTAACCAAGCGGGTTCGGGAAATGAAAAATTTAATGTAAAAGTTTATCAAAACGGATTATTTTATTGGGAAAGTGGAACAGTACAACACAACGGAACTATTGTTTCCAATTTTATTTTTGGAGGAGGATATGATTCGGGAAGTGTAAATTTCTTTGATCCCAACAATAAGTTTATGATGTTTGAGGAAGATTATACTGTTGTATATGAAAAAGTTCTTGGAAATCCAATACCAATAAGATTTGAATGGTATATACAAGGCAATAATGAAGCAGATAATTATGAAGTTTCATGGGTTAGTATGCCCGATGCCTTGCCACAAGTAGAGGCAACTACTAATAACTTTAAATTTGCAGTAGTACAACCATATCCATACACTCAAACGCAAGAATTTAGAGATGGTGGTAATTTTGGTACAACAAAGGCAAGTGTTGGTAGGTTTAATTTATCTTCTAATATGTTTAGAAAAGAATTTAATTGTAGTGATAATAATTATTTACCTATAGCAGTAAAGACTAATGAAATAAATAATTGGAAAGAATATACTATTACGGGATTTGAGAATTGGAATTCAAGTATTGCAAATCTTACCATAAGTATGCATATTTTTGGAGCAGCTAAAGTTGTGGATGTAAATGAAGATAACATTTCTTCTCCTTATAGTGATACATATGATGTAAGTTATACTGACATGAAACTACTACCTTTAGTAACAAGTAACCGGTTTACTCCAAAAAAACAAGAATATAAATTAACTCAATTAGGAAACTTTAGTAACAAAAAAAATAAAAAAACAAAATTAGGATCGGGTTTGTTTAATACCGGATCAAACAGATTTATAGGTTTTACAACAACTTCGGGTACGGGTTCACAACACAGTTGGGATGATTGGAGTGATACTAAGATAACAAACAGTACAATGCAGCATTTACTAGCATCGTGCTATATGGAATTGTATAGGGTTTCTGTTAGAAGATTAGATGGAATGCATTACGGTAATTATACTTACGGAAACACGTTGTTACTTCGTGTAAATAATACTACTGAAACGTTTAATGGCTCTCAAGGCAGATTTTTCCCAATGGGTGTTAAAATGGATTTAAAAATGGCTAGAACAACTTTTACCGGAGATGATTTATTAGATAATTCCGGAACAAATTGGTTAAACGGCTTAACTAAAACAATTAAGTGGATTGGTGATAATGATATTACTGAAACAGAAACTTTAACCTAAAATATTTGCAGTTGTAAAATCTATTCTATACAATTGTACGGTTAAACATTTTTTTTAAACAATAAACAAGCATATATGACAAAGACAAGTAAATCTCTTAACGAGAAGTTATTTGCTTTACAAAATGAGATAGGTGCTATTAGTAAAGATGCTAAAAATCCTTTCTACAAAAGCAAGTACTTTGACGTTAACTCATTAATTAAACAATTACAACCATTACTCCAAAAGCATAGATTATTGCTATTACAACCAATAGAAGAAACATTGGTGTATAGTAAAATGATATGTATTGATAGTAATGAGTTTGCAGTTAGTTGCATGAAATTACCGGATATATCCGATCCTCAAAAGATGGGTTCTGCGGTAACATATTACCGTAGGTATACGTTGGGTTCATTGTTAGGATTACAGTCCGTTGATGATGATGCAAACCTTGCTAGTAGCGTTGGTAATAGTAATTCCAATAAACTTCCAAAGGATAGATTTGATAAAGCAATAAAAGCATTTAAAAGCGATCCCGAAGGAGTTAAAAAAGAGTTGAGGAAGTATATATTGGATGCTCCTCAGTTAACCATTTTAAAACAAAACAAAATAGATTTAAAATAATTATGGCTGATTTATATTTAGGTAGTTTGAATATCGAAGCGATTGAAAAACTAAAAAGTAAAGCATATAACAACAAAAATTTAAATGTTGCTATATGGGTAAATAACGATGTTGATCCAAATGATGATAATGAGAATTGGAAAGCAATTAGCATATCACATGGTAATAAGAAACAAGGTGAAGACGTTGTATATCTTGGTAATGCAAAGAAATTTGTTACTCAAGAAAAAGTGCCGTTTTAATGTTTGAAATAAAGAAGGTTATACCGGATTTATCAAACGAATTATACCATTCAGTAGGAGCGGGGATTATATCCTCCTCCTTTTTGAAAGGAGTGTATAAGCATAGCGTAAGAAAAGCTAAAATACCTTTAGAGCCAAATGATGCTTTAACGTTTGGTTCTCAATTTCATGATATATGTGAATTGGGTAGTAAAAAATTTCAGAGCAAATATTCTGTCATTCCCGAAGAGAATAGTAATAAAAGAACTAAGGCTTATAAAGATTTTATTAAGGACAACAAGAATGCCATTACAAAGGCTGATAGTGTTAGAATAAATAGAATGTTTGATAACTTAAATAGTAATGAATTTTATCGAAGCCTAGAGGATAATTATGATGTTCATGCAGAACATTCATTTTATGCAGAAAGAGATGGTTTAGATTTTAGGATACGTCCGGACAAGCATTACTCACATGAAGGTGAAATATTATATGTTTGTGATTTTAAAACTACTTCTGATTGCAGTACTTTTAAATATGACATAACCAAATATTCTTATGATTTACAAGCAGTTTTCTATTCGGATGTACTCGGTATTAATCCGTCTGATTTTTACTTTATCGCTATTGAAAAAACGTACCCATACACATGTCAAGTGTTTGGATTATCGGATGATTCAATACGAAGAGGTAGAACCAAAATGGATATAGCCATAGGTAAAATTAAAAGAGGTGAATTATCTCTTGGTTACGAATTAGTAGAGAGAGTATAATGTTGTTAAAAGATTATACAAAACAATTACCAAACGAAGTATACATATTTGGTAGTGGTTCATCATTGGATTTATATGCTGACAATTATTGGGATGGTAAGTTTACAATTGGAGTAAATAAAAGTTATCAATTTGATAAGCATTTAGATGCAGTTGTATTGTCTCATGGTACGTATATAGAGGACGTAGAGCAAAATTATTCTCATTTAGACTTATTTGTATCTAGATACGATTCAACGCACGTTAAATACGGTTTAAATAAGTTTAACGATGCAACAACATATGTTTATGATCATTATAAAAACACCGGATTTGATATTATACCAAAAATAGGTTTAATGGATAAGCCGGAAGAAAATAAAGTAATTACATGTGGTGATACAGTATGTAGGGCAATTGGTGTATTTGTACATCTTGGAGCAAAAAATATATGGCTAGTAGGATGTGATGGTGTAGGTAATCCGGAAAATAAAATAAACAGAAAAGATTACTACCCTAAAAATGTAAACATTAATGCTACTGTAGGACATGCTGCACGAAGTATGCAGAGTAAATTGTATTTAAGAGATAATCTAAAAAAGTACGGAGTAAATATTAAATTTTTAAAACCATGAAAATAGATTTATTAACGTTTTATATTAATGAAAAAGATTTTTACGGATTTGATTTATTATCTGTAAATTCAAAATGCTTGTTAAGCATTGCTTACGACAAGTTTTTTAAAAGGATACAAATAGAGATATTTTTTAAGCCTTTGTATTGATGAGAAAACCAAAGACAAGGAATAATGGCTCAATGACGGAGGCAGCGTTCTTTGGATGGTTACGTTCATTACTTAGAAATAGGTACATGAGAGGTTGGAAGCCTCATAATGAAGTTGCCAAAGATAATCGTAGGGCAATAACATATAAAAGCAGATCAAAGTGGGAATACCAATGCGCTGATTGCGGTAATTGGTTTTTAAGAAAAGAGATTGATATTGATCACATAAACCCATGTGGTACATTAAAATCCTTTGAAGACTTATCTGAATTTGCTAAGAGATTGTTTGTAGAAAAGGATGGTTTGCAAGTATTATGTAAACCATGCCATAAACACAAGACATATGACAATGAAACTAATTCACCATTACTTTAAACACTATAAGGAAGATAAATTTGTTAACCTAGTTATTAAAGGAAACGAGGTATTTGCAATAAATAAAATAACAAACTGTAAACAAATTTTTATTGATTCAAGTGAAAGCATTAAGATTAACGATGCCAAAGATTTGGAAAAGGTTAAAAAATATATTAATGGCAACTAGTATTGAATTTAGAGAAAAACACAAAGCTAAAATAAAAGATATGTTAATATTTGACACACTACTATTTAATAAACGAGATGATTACGATAGCGTAGAAGAGGCTTATCATATGCTAAGATATGATTACATGAAACATGCTAAAGTTTTCCTACCGGCAAACTACGCTAGGTTTAGAGGTATGATTACTCAAGGAGCAAAAGAAATATTAGCCGAAAGAAAGAGATTTAAATACGTTATTAATGATTGATTCATTCTTAGAAAATATTGATCATTTACATGATTTGGTAGTAATTAAAACAAATATACCAAAAGATGTAAAAAAGGATGTTGTAATGCGTATTCGAACAATGAAGAAAAATCTTGTAGAATATGTAGAAAGTAATGCATTAACTGATGTTGATGGGGTAAATGCTGATAAAGCAGATTTTTGGAGTTGGTTGAACAGTAGTAATAGTGCTGAAACAACTTTTATAAAAGAGTACGATAGGATATTTAAGTGGAAAAGAGGTTGGGTAAATACTTGGACGGGGTATTCAAATGAAGGAAAGTCATCTTGGTTGTATTTTGTTTTGCTAATAAAGCTATTACAAGATAAAAATGCTAAAGTTGCCATATTTAGTCCGGAAAATTATCCTAGAAACAGATTTGTAAAGGATTGGGTTAAAACAATGTTAGGTTATGATCCAAAGAATAGCACAAAAGCAAAGTGTGAAAAGATGATAGAAATGTTTGAGGATAGGTTGTTTTATGTATACCCATCATCACATGATATTGATTCTATTGAAAATCAATTTAAAAATCTTGTTAAACTTCATCAAGTAAACATTACTATAATTGATCCTTACTTAAAAATTAGTAAGCCTAGTGGAGTAAATGATTTGCAGTATTTAACATCATTTGTTAAAAGGCAAGAAGTTTTTGCTAAACAAAATAATGTAAGCCATCATGTAGTATATCACCAATTAACTCCACAAATGGATGAAAGTGGTAACTATGTTCCGGTAGATATGTATAGGATAAAAGGTGGAGGTAGTATTACTGATGGTTCTGATACCGTTAGTTCTGTACAACGTCCTTATAGGAAGACTGATGCTGAAGACAAATCAGTTATTATAACAACACAGAAGGTAAAAGATTTTGATTTGTTTAGTGACGGGTATTTGCGTATGGAATATCATTTGAGTAAAAATAGATATTTCTTAAATGGAATTGATATCTTTGAAGAAGCTATGAAGAATAGCGAGTTCAAGACTGAACTATTTTAATATGAAAACGATAATAACGATACTAGCGTTGTTAAGTGCAGTAGCTGCACCGAACGCAACATTAGAGAATAATTACGATACATATTACTCTATCGAATACGATGATACACCATCAGTAGATTCCCTCCTCCAAAGTATTATAAAAGTTGAATCAAATGGAGATTCATTGGCGGTAGGCGATAAGCATTTGAGTACACCAAGTATAGGTTTACTCCAAATTCGTAGAGTAATGGTAGATGAAATTAATAGAATTCTCAGAAAACGTAACGATACAATACGATATTTTTATTCGGATAGGTGGAGTGCGTCTAAATCAATAGAGATGTATTACATATGGAAAGGTTATCACCATAATGAATCTAGCAATGAAGTAATAGCTAGGAATTGGAACGGAGGTACATACGGATACAAGAAAACATCAACAGTTAAATATTGGGCAAAGGTTAAATCTAAAATGTATGGGAACAAGAAAAGCGTTTGAATTAAATATTAACATGTTAGAAGAGATTTTAGATGTATTAAATGATGAATACGAACAATTAGAATATGTTGATATAGTTGATTACAACAATAAAGAAAAGATAATTACAAGATTGGTTGAATGTATGTTGAATTTTAATGAAGACATACATAATGAAATGATTGAAGATGAAATATATAAAATATTAAGCGATGATTAAAGGATATTATCCCCCAAGAGACATTGAAGGTTATCTAGTTGATAACTTATCAGATGTACCAAAAGAATCTGAATTGATTGATTATAATGAGTTTTATAGGTTGTTTAAAAATAAAAGAACACATTATATATATAAAATTAAAAAACCTAAAAGTCCATTAACAAACTTGATGAGCAAAATTATAGATTAATATATATGAGAGATTGGACATTACCTACCTACAAACCAAAGGTTACAGAAGTTGAATTTAATATCAATAATATACCTAGACAAATTACTCAAGGTATAATTATAAAAGCAGACAACGAGGATTACAATAAAAAAAGCATAGCACATGCTTACGTTCATTTAAATGGTGAAATAAAGCTATGTTTAAATGATAAGATGATATCAGAAGATGATAATTATTTAGTGATTAAAGTTCTTGTAATAAATAGGCGTGATAACAGAACTGAGGGATTAAAGCAAATAACATCCGGAAGTGATTATCTTAAAGCACCTCAATTAGATGCAATAGCATGGTTATGTAGAAAATGGTGTACTGAGTATTACACAGACAATATAATTAATCAAGCCGGTGAAATGTTTCCTATGGATTTATTATATAAATATATTCGTAACGAGGGTTTTACTAAGTATCAAGAATAAATAATGAAATTAGGCAAAGCACAGAAACATAACATGATTATTGCTCTAATGGCAATATTCTCTTTCTGTATTGTTGTTTTTTCAATTTTAACAATAGTTTATTATGCGGTTTCTAGTTATAATTAAATCAAAACAAAGTGGGGTTTCTTATCATAGGTTAATTAAGCCGTTTGAGAAACTAAAAGAAAAAGGTTGTTCTGTTAATATTATTAAAACTTATCACGAACAAGAAATAAATAAATCTAATTACGATTATTTAGTTTTCAATAGAGGACTAGGATATAACTATGAAGATTTAGCTATAATTGATGAGTTTAAGAATGAAGGCGTTAAGATTATCATGGATATAGATGATTATTGGGAACTTCCGGAACATCACCCAATAAAGTGGAGAGATGATATTGATTACGATATGTGGAGAGGAAGTATAGTAGCTAATTTAGCTTTAGCTGATTACATATGGACATCAACTGAATGGCTTAAATCTAAAATAGAAAAACTTGTACCTAATAAACCAATTGCAATAGCTAGGAATGCAGTAGATTATTATGATGAAGATCAATGGAGTAAAGTACAGAGTAAATCTAAACACAAGGATAAAGTAGTTGTTGGCTATGCCGGTAGCACAACACATCACAAGGATTTGGATATACTTAAATCACCTATAAGAAGAATAAACTCTAATAAGATTTTAAAAAATAAAACAATATTTGGGTTGTTTGGTGTTGATCATATGTCGAATTACGGCATAAAGGTTTGGCAAGAGCAAATAAATATTTTTACAACCAAAGGTAGAAACACTAATTATCAATTAGAATCCGGTAGATCAGTTTATCAATATGCATCATTTTATGATGAGATGGACATATCAATAGCATCTGTATTGGATAATGATTTTAACAAATGCAAAAGTGAACTAAAGATTATAGAAGCCGGAGCAAAATATAAACCATTTATTGGTACAGACATAATTACATACAGTAGAACTAACGCTAACATAGATTTGTGTACTTCAGAAGATGATTGGGTAGAATCAATAAAAGAATTGGTTTTAGATAAAACATTAAGAACAGAACTAGGTAAAGAGTTGGGTGAATACGTTAGAGATGAATATGTGATTGATAAAGAAAACGAAATTAGATTAAGTATTTTATGAATTTAGGAGAATACGCTGAATCACTATTTACAACAATATGCATAGGAGAAGGATATACCGTTTCTAAGCCATTTTACCATGAGATAAGGTATGATTTAGTGGTTGATGTAGATAATGTCTTACATAGGGTTCAAGTTAAGTCTACGGATCATGTGCGTCCCAAGGACAATCAATGTCAAGTTAGAGTAAATTATGACAAGGAAGAGATAGATTGGTTTGCTATTTATATATACAAAAATAAAGATTGGTATGTGTTACCAATAGATGTTGTTAAGGATATTAAGCAATTCTCAATCAAATTAAATTATAAGTCCAAGTATGATATTTTTAAAAATAATTTTGGATTTCTCAGACATGGTTTTTAGATTTGATTAAATATCAAATTTAAATAACAAATACATGGATGACACATATGATTTAAAAGAACTGTTTGAAGGTTTAAATCCTAAACCCAAAACAAAATGATTTGTGATAATTGCAAAAAAGAATTTAGTTCAATTAGAATAAAAAAATATTGCTCAACTAAATGCAGTTATGAGAAAACTTATGAAAGGCATAAAATAAAAAGGAAGGAGCAAAAAAAATATCCCAATGCAAAGCAAGTTGACAAGATAATTTATGATCATAATCCTTGCGTTGTTAATCAAAATAATGATTGGGTTTTTTCAGAGGCTATATCAGATTGGTGTAGTTCTAGAAATAGTTATTACAGAATAAAAGATAGAGATAGGTATAGAAATAGAAAAAAAACATGAAAGAAAAACAAACAAGATCGCAAAAGCATAGAGGTAATCTGTACATGGTGTTACGTAGAAATGCAGAATTAAAGGAGCAAAAAGCCACATTAACGTTAGATTTAATGATGGATAATCCGGTGGGTATAGGGGATCATTCAACAGATGATTTTTACAACAATGCAATAGAAGCCTTAGAATCTTTAGCTGATGCTCGTGATCAATTAGAGGCTTTAGATGATTATTTTGATGTCAATAGTTAAGGATTATTTTGTTTTAAGTGAGAGTAGGTATGGTAAAAACCTAATTATGTTTTGTAAAACTCTTGATGGGGTTTACGCATACAACCATGATAGGGTTTACGATGCTCACATAAAACACTTAAAAACATTAGATTGTTGGGGCAAATACAAAAGATATACGAAAACCTTTGGGATTCCCCATCCTTTCTGTTTAAATTGTACATTAATAAGTAAAACATAAACACAAATATTATGAAAAAGCATGTTAGAGGGTATACGGTGGTTAGTTATGTAGTTGGAATATTTTTTGTCCTAATTTCAAACGCATGTTCCTATAGCGGTTATGCTACAACTTCTGTTAGTAAAAATCCAAATATAATTGATGCACAATCTCATTTGAATAATTATACTGTTATTAGAGTAAAAAGGCATGATCCAATTAAATTAAATTACAACAATATTTCTCCTTACAATAACAGATTTAATAACAATAACTGTAGCGGAAATATTAACTGCAAATGTGATAAACATTAGGAGCAAAAAACTTTTCTTTTTTTTGGTTGAATGATTGAAATATTCTAGGAGAAATTCTAGGATATTTTTTTTTGATTTTTTTTTATTTTTTTTTAAATATTTTTTTAAAAAAATAATCTATAGAAAAAACTTTGGGGCAAATTTTTCGGGGCAAATTTTCGGAGCAAATGGGGCAAATTTTCTGACACAGAGTTAGAAATAACAGTTATTAACATTTTGATATTTTATCCTATGTGGAAAACTAATAATGACATTTTACAAGAAATTGTTTTGATTTGATTGTTTTATTGATTATTCGCGCGGTTCTATATCTTAGAACAGTTTAAACCGGCATTATGAAATAAAATAATAATTATTTTGTTTTTCTGAATGTGTTTAAATATACTTGCTATCTGATACCGGCAATATTGCCATAATTACTAACACAATTAGCATTTACTAAAATTACTAGCATTATGAGATATCCCATTAAAATACAAGACGTGTTAAAAAATGACATCATTTACAAGACGTTAACAAGCAATAAAGAGTTTTTAAAAGAAAATTTTTGTCGATTTGAGCGCAAATATTGTGCTACTGATTACAACGATATAAGCGCATATGCATATTTTAAGAAAGATAAAATAGTTTTTGTTGAATATGATGGCGCATATGAAAAGAAAGGTATTTTAAAATGTGCTGAATATTCAGCCAAACCCCTTAATTATTAATTAACTTAAAAAACAAGATTATGTATTTTGTAATAGAATCAAGCCCTAAATCAGACAACGTAATAGGTAAATTTCAAACTAAAAATCAAGCCTTGCACTTTGCCCATAATTTAAGATGCTCTTCTGAATATTGCGATTATTATGTAGCTGAAATAGTAGGTTAACTGACGAGGGATCAATTCTCGAAACACGGCAATTAATGCCGTGTCTTAATCATAATTTTAACATAAACAAACAAACAATGAATAATCTAAATAATAATACTTTTGATACATTAGAAGAAACCGGCACAAATTACACGGTTAACAAGTTGCCATTATACGCAATGAATGATAAAACGTTTGAATCTATGCAAACAAACTCATTTGGCATTTTTCGCAATGATTCCGGCGCATGGCTAGGCACAGTTGGCGACAGATACACCACTATTCAAAATAAAGATCTAGCAGAAATTATAGTTAAGATAAAAAGTGAGTTTGGTGGTGATATTCGCGGGGGATCGTTTAAGAATGGCGCAAAGGTATACTATCAAAATAGCTTACCGGATCACGTAATTAATGAGCATAAGATTAAAAGATTTATTACGTGTTTGAATAGCCATGATGGGAGCGGTTCGGTTTCTTTTGGTGCATCTAATACAGTTGTAATATGTGACAATCAATTTCATTATATGGCTAAAGAGTTGGAATCTTTCCGGCATACGTCCAACGCTGAAACACGTTTAAAATTAGCGGTTGAAAACTTCAAATTACAATTAGACAAAGAACAACGAATCATGAATTCATTTGATAAAATGAATGAGGTACAACTAAATAAAAACATTGTTTCAATGGTTATTGAAAATATGTTTAATGTGAAACGTGATGATGATATCAAAAACATATCTACACGTAAACAGAATCAAATGAAAGCCTTTGATAACGTATGCGCTAAGGAATTGAAAGAAAAGGGTTCTACTCTTTGGGGTTTGTTTAATGCCGTTACACATTATACAAACCATGTGCAAGTGGCAAACAGTAAGACAGATAGATTGTCTAACGTTATCCAAGGGGCAGGGGAAAGGCTTAACCGTCAAACCTATTCAATACTTGATAAGTATATGTTAGATAATAAAAGAACGTCTATTACAGTTTAACTGATGATTGCTAATGCATGAAACATGGCATTAATTTGCCATGTATTAAACAAATTTTTAACATAATTTAAACACCATGAAATTACTAGCAGATTCAAATAGTAAACTTAAAGACACGTCAAACTATTTTGACGTTAAGATATTTAATTTTAATATACCGGCTTACAACGATAAGAGAACCGGTAAGGTAACGTGTCCTTTTGCCGTCAAAAAGATTGTTGATAATGTAAAGATTGGATGCGGTTGGTATTGCTATGCAGATAAAAACTTTTACAAATTTAGCAATGTTCAAAAAGGGCTATCAAACAAGTATCAAGCCACAAAAGAAAAGAGCTTTGTTGATGATGTTATAAAGGAATTGAACAGTAAAAGAACAACTAAACAAATCTATGTGCGCATACATGATGCCGGCGATTTTTATTCACCGGCTTATCTAGATAAGTGGGTTGACATTGCGAAGGCTTTACCTAATATTCGTTTTTATGCTTACACAAAAAGCCATGATTTTTTTAGATCAATTACTTTACCGGATAATTTCGATATCACATATTCAACCGGTTCAAAACTTGATCATAAACTTGATAGGTTAAATGAAAAACATGCTGAAATATTTAACAGTGTAAAGGATTTACAAGATGCCGGTTATGTAGATGCGCATAAGCTAGATTTATACGCTACTAAGTGGTTCAATAATACCAATAAGGTTGGTTTAGTCTTTCATTAAAACTATATAGATATGATATTTATAATATTACTTTTTGGTGGGTTTATAATTATTACATTGAATAAAAAATCTAACAAAAGAAACGATAAACAAATCACAAAGTTTGAACCGGTTAACGCTGATAGAATTAAACTAAAGTTTGAACAATTGAAATGCGGAAACGAGAAAGCCATTAAGGTGTTTAATACTGCACAGTTTGGTTTAATAAACGTTGATGTATACAAAGGTGAAAGCTATTCAGATAATGGTTTAAACTTCATTGAAATACGCAAAGACAATAAGACAATATGCGTCTTTGATGAAATGTCGAACAATGATTTAATTTTATCATTAATGCTATTGAAACGTTTATAAATAAAGTAACTGTTAATTGATTAAAGGGTTTACCGGTGGTAAGCCTTTTTTTTATGCCATTACTTTAATACATGACTTCTAAGCCATTAAAATATAATTCTTAACACGTTACACTAGAGTTAATTAATAGTTTATTAGAGATCGTTTAAATAGTGTTATCGTTGATTGGTTTGTTTTGGTTGATTAGTTTAGTTAGGTTTTAGATTGGTTTGGGGTATCAGCACCAACAGAAATAAACCATAAAAGAATGATCAACAAACTACCGGACAGATCAAAACCTTTGTTATATAATATACATTATGTTAAGTAAACCTCTCCCCTACCCTATTACGGTGGTTTCGAAGGCAATATCTCCATTTTAAGGTTAGGGTATCACCATAGTCATTTTTCTCCCAAATCAGTTTTCGATTTAGCAGTTCTAAAATTTTTTAGGGCAAATTTTCAATAATTTGTTTGTCTACAAGAATTATCTTTGTAAGATGTGTGAAAATGTAATAAATGATAGAATAAATGAATTGAAGGCTAATTTAACCGGAGATATGCTAATTGATATGGAAATTAAGGATAAGATTCACAAGTTAGAGATGGACGTGAAGGGTGTTGTTTGTTCTGTAGATAATGAGGAATGCATAGCGTGTGGTTCGTAAGCATTTGATTTAGAAGACGTTGTATAGGCTATCCTCTGTTTGATACGTTTATATTACGTCTTCGTATTTTTCTGTGTTGTCTGTTGGTTTATTTGTTTTAATGTATTGTTCACACCAATATTGTGCCTCTGTATTCATTCTTTTGAGGGTTTTGTTTAGTTTGTAGTTAACTAGGGACAAAATTATTGTTGATGTAACAAAAAGGAATAGTAGGTATTCCGTTAGGGCAAATTGTATGTCGAATAGATTCATATGAGTAGCATTAGTTCTGATTTCACTTTTTCCCAATAGTTTGAGTTGTCTGTTTCTAAAATAATTTCGTTTACAAACACAATGGCTAGTGACATAGAGCATTCTTGGTTTACTCTTGAAATTTTATGAATAATGTCTATTGCTTTTTCTTTTGGAGTTAGAATTTTCATTTAATTAAATGTTTAATTATATATTTTTTTCTAAACTTCATCAATTTATCAGAAGTTTTCCATTTACGTTTTTTAACGGTTATGTTTAGTATTTTTGATGTTAAGTCTAAACACAAATTTAAAAAAACGTATTTAAAGTTTTTTATCTGTTGATTCTTGAATTTTTTGACATTTTCCACATTGTATGTTGTTTATGTTGTTAAGTGATCCGCAGATGGAACAACACCAAATTAGTGATTCTTTTTTATTTAGAATAAAATGCCATTCCGGTTTAATCATTTTTTATGGGTTAAGATTTTTAATTCTATTTCCTTTAGCTTTTGCTCCATACGAACGATTTTAACGCTATCATACTCAATCTGACGTATTATGTCTTTCTTAAGTATTTGTAGTGTTTTTAGGCTTTCTTTAGTCATCATCAAACATGTTTTTGTTGTGTTCAGCTACAATAGCTAATTGTTCTTCAAATTTAGTTTGATTTTCTATCTTATATGGTAAAAGAAGAGATTTTGGCATTAGATAAGCTAGTTTAGCTACTTTGTCCTCTTGAGGATAGTTTAATTTAGGTTTTATATCGTTTGAGTAAATACATCTACGTACGTCTGATGTTAAGAACCAATATGGTTTTTCACCATCATAGAACACCATAAAATCCGATTTGGTTACAGATAATCCCGAAGGCTTGTCATTTGATTGAATTTCTAAAAAGAAATTATTATGCTTGTTAATTCCTTTGTCAAATTTGCATTCAATTGACACGTTTACTTCGGGAATGTAAATGTCCCAATATTTAAAATACTCTTCCTTTATATATGCTTTAGGATAAAGCCTTTTAATGTATTTTAATACGGGTTCTTCTAATGCATCACCTATATCCTTTGAGTCTTTAAAATTACTCATTAGATTGCTTTAAATATGGTTTGTATCTACTAATGTCCATTTCAAGTCTTAAATTATGTTCGGCTAATGCACATTCAAGTTCTGCAAAGCATTTTTTACCAAACAATCTAATCTTTATTATATCTTCTGCTTTCATTTGAACTAAATCAGCAATAGTTTTAACATTTGCTCTTGTTAATCTATTATGTGCCGAATTACTTAACCAAAATTTAGATAATTTGCTATTTAATAAATCTATCATTTCAGCATCTGTTTTACGCATAGTAACATTATCATTAGTTTTACGAACAACTAAATCATTGTTAATGTTAAATACAGATTTGACAAGACTTAAATCTTCTCTTAATGATTTATTTTCTTCTTTAAGTTCAAGTAAAATTTTAGCAATATATTTTTGATAGTCATTTAAAATAACTATGTTTTTATCTGACTTTTCTTGATATTTAAGAATAATTTCTAAAGCCTTGTTATTGTAGTAATCCATGTTTTTGTGTTTAAATGAATAATAATTACTCAAATGAAAGTAATATTATTTGTAAAAACAAATATTTTATCAAAAATTAGATTTTTCTAAAGCTAATAGATGAAAATATTAGTACATGTAAGGTTAAAGTTATTAAAAAGTATATCATATGTATGTTTTTTAAATTTTCTGCAAAAGTATATAAATACAACTAGATTATTAGATTAGAGATAAGAATGGTAGAACAAAACAAATCAACCCCCTACCCCCTAAAGGAGATTGATCTGTTAGTTACTACCAAATACAACTGAGTTATTGAGTTATCGATTAAGTGTGGCTAGTTAGCGGTATCAAATCATAAAGCCCATACCAACTATTTAAAGTAAAATATCTTCTTAGTTTTCAAAAAGAATTATGTTTTTAGAAAGCTACCGCTTACATCTATGAAGTAAGTAAAGTAGTAACCTCTTTTATTTTAGGAAAAAGAGAACATAAAAAAAACCCTAGCCTCCTTACCAACGACTAAGGTTTTTAAAGAACTAGTTAGCTCATTTCTAGTTTTCTTTAAATGTCTTATGGTAAGAAAGGTATTTTATTGTGAGCAATGCAAATATACTAAATAAAAATATAATTACCACTATCAATAGAACTATTACTATGAGGGAGGGTTAGAGGGGGGGTTAATTATTACTTTCATTACTTTCAA